ATGATTCTTCCGACGACGAAGAATAATTTATGCGGATGATAAGGCTTTGCAAGGCCTTCTGACTGCTTACTCAGGCAGATAGTCCGCACCCACATAACCTAGTAAGGGGTACAGCAGATGTCTAACGTAATTGTAAATGTTGGTGATGTGTTTAAGAACAAGTATGGCGAATATAAAGTTCTTTCAAAAGTTGCAGGAAAAACTAAAGTCAAATTTTTAGAAACTGGATTTGAGTGTGAGTTTTATGATGTGATTATTAGAAAGAATCAAGCTAAAGATTATATGGTTCCGACAGTAGATGGTGTTGGTTATTATGGAGCCCCTACTGTGAATGATCAAGATCCCGTCAAACTTGCAATAACTAAGCTTTGGTTAGGTATGATTCATCGTTGCTATAGAGTTGGGTATAGTGAAGACAGACCAGCCTATGCTGGATGCTCAGTTGCATCTGAGTGGCACAACCTACAAAACTTTAAATCTTGGGTCATTGAACAGATGAATCTAGATTTTTATCAAGAGGGTTGGGAACTAGATAAGGATCTGTTAGTTCGTGGTAACAAAATCTATGGACCAAATACTTGTGTATTCCTGCCGAGTAGACTAAATCAGTTGCAACAAGTTAAAAAGAATTCTACTTATAATTATCTTCCCGGCGTGAACTTTGACAAGGAAAAAGGTAAATTCAAAGCCGAAGTTAATTTTGACGGTAAAAGATACTACCTACCACGCAAATTTTCAGAGCTTGAATGTTTCCTTGATTACAAGGAATTAAAAGAAAGGCTTGTTCAAGCGGATGCGGAAAACTGGAAAGGTAAAATTCATCCAAAGGCTTATGAATCGTTGAAAAATTATTCACTAGATTGGATTCTAGAGGAATATTTAGATGGTTGAAGAAGAACAAGAAATTATTGGACCCAGTAGCGCCAAGCAATCTCTCATGTTAAATCAGCTTAGTGATACGGCTATTCTGGGCGGCGCGATGGGCTCAGGAAAATCATTTATTTCATTGCTCTATCCTCTCAAGTTTGCTGAAGATCCCCATTTTAGGGGGATTATTTTTCGACAGACCACAGGGGAAATTACTGCTCAGGGTGGTTTGTGGGAAAACGCTTGTGAAATATATACAAAAGTTTATGGTAATGCTGAAGAACTGAGAAAGCAAGGTAAGAAAGGTGGTATTAAGATTCACATTAAGGATCTTAAAATTACCTTTCCATCTGGTGGATCAGTTAAATTCTCTTATCTTGAAAACTCCCGTGATTTGCTCCGACACCAAGGGGCTGCCTACACATTTGTCCTATTTGACGAAGCCACGCACTTTACTCAAGAGATGATTGAGTATCTTATTAAGCGGATGCGTTCGGCTCGTGCAAAACATAAGAAACAGATGGTATTAACATGTAACCCCGACCCGGATTGGTTCGGTCTAGAGTGGATTAAGCCCTATCTTACAGAAGATGGTACGCCAAACTCAGAGATGGATGGTAAGATTCGTTACTACGCCGTAGATAATGGTAATTACGTTTGGGCAGATAATCGGGAAGAGTTGGAAAGTATATACGGTGCAGGTACAGACTCAGGTATCCGAAGTTTTACCTTCGTGAGCGCAAATTGTATGGACAATATTCCACTCATGACTGCCGACCCAACCTACTTGTCAAACTTGAAAGCACAAACTTTCGTGGACGTGCAGCGCTACCTTTACGGGAATTGGTTTGTAAGGCCGACTGGCAGCTCCATGATACGTAGGGAGTGGTTTGTAGAAAAACCACAAGAACCCGCTTGGACTGAAATCGAATCTACCGTCCGCGCCTATGATTTCGCTTTTTGTAAGCGAAGTGATAAAAACCCCTCACCAGATTATACTGTTTCGGTAAAAATTAGTCGCCTAAAAGATGGTAATTATTTTATCCATGACATTAGAAGGACTCGTGTACTACCCGGTGAATGGCTGGCTTTTATTATGGAAGCGGCTATGGAAGATGGTAATAAAGTTAATATCATTTTACCACTTGATCCGGGTCCGGGGGCTAAGTTCACAAATCAGTTTCTAACTAAAGAAATCTCTTCTCAGGGTTTCTATGTTAAACAGATGCGGGCTCAAGGTAGAAAGTCAGATAGGTTTAAGCCTTTTGCGTCTATTACCATGAATGGCGGAATGCAGATTCTTGAAAATTGTGGCATAGATTATGAAAATGGAATCTACCATGACAACAACTTCTTTTATCGTGAACTAGAAGCCTTTGATGGTACAAGACGCTCTGGTGAATCAGGTCACGACGATCTTTGTGACGCGTGCTCCGATGCATTTGAAGCTGTAGCCTCTCGGAAAGTTATTCCAAGTTTCTTGTCCGGCCTTCAACAAGCCGACCTATCAAGAACAAACCCCTTTAAACACTAAGGAGCCTACATGGCTGAGACAGACCAAACAGCCCTTAGTACGGGTGATGAGGTAATCCCTCGTATAAAATTAAGTGAGTCTGGCTACAACGCACTCCGTGTAGTTTCTGGCCAAGTAATGGAAGAATGCCAATGGGAACTACGTTTCCCTCATGCAATCCACACTTACAAGAAAATGGCTAAAGATGGGACAATTGCCCCAGCCCTTAATCTTGTTGAAATGATGATTGCACGAGTTCCTTGGGAAGTAAAGATTCCCGATGGCTACGAAGAGACTCTGAAAACTAAAGCTGAATTTCTTAGACAAAACATGGATGACATGGAAGGCTCTTGGAACTCCTTCATTAAGGAAGTTGTTAGCTTTAACCGTTACGGTTTTGCAGTTGTAGAAAAGGTTTATCGTAAGCGCATTAAATCAAACGGCTCTAAGTATAGCGATGGTTTGATTGGTCTTAAGAAACTTCCTCTTCGTTCTCAAGATAGCATCATTGGTTGGGATTGGGAAAACGAAGGACGGAATCTTTCAGGTGTTTGGCAAGCAGTTGTAAAACCAACAGGTCTTGAGCAATTCACTTATTCAGGTGTTGATAGCATCTACGGTGACAAAGTAAGAATCCCCCGTAAGAAATTCTTGCTGTTTCGTAATGGTAACTTGAAAGACGACCCAAATGGACAATCTCCTTTGGTTGGTTGCTGGGAATCTTGGAAGTTTAAAAAGGCTTTCGAAGAGACTGAAGCCGTTGGTGTTTCACAAGACATGCAAGGCTTTAAAGTCCTATATCTTCCACCACGTTATCTTGATCCTGCTGCATCTGACGAAGATAAAGCTGTTTACGAATACTACAAGAAAGTAATGCGTAACGCTCAGGTAGCTGAACAGTCAGGTTTGATTCTTCCTCAAGTTCTGGATGAAAACGGTAATAAGTTCTTTGATTTCCAGATTGTTTCTGTAACTGGGCAGAAAGCTTATGACACCAACTCAATCATTGCTCGCTACTCACAAGAAATTCTAACTTGTTTGTTTGCTGACTTCTTGAGTCTTGGTAGTAATGGTAGCGGCTCCTTCTCTCTTGCTGAAAGTAAAGTAAGTGTTGTTGAGATGGCTATTGAGTCCAAACTAATGGAAATTCAAGACCAACTTAATCATGATCTTATCCCACAATTATTTGCTTTGAATGGGTGGGATGCCTCAGTTACACCTTATTTCCAATTTGGCAAGATAGCTAAACAAGATTTGGATGTACTTTCGAAGTATGTACAACGACTTGGTGCAGTTGGTCTTATTAGTCAGGATGCTAAGACTATTAACTGGTTAGCTGCTGAAGCTGGTATGCCTATTCCGTTTGATGACCAAGATACCGACATTGAAGATGTTCGAACCAGTCTGACAGGCTATACATCTGGAGCCTCTGAAGGCATGTCCAGCGGTCTTAATTCAGGAACTGGTTCCGCTGATGGTAGTTCTGGTGATAGTTCTATTTCTAATACAGAAAATACATAGGAGGCTAAATGGCCGTTGAAAAAGATGGTGTGCCAGCCTCCGGTTGGGCCTATACACCAGACAAAACAGAGACATCAACATGGAAACTAAACATCTCTGATGCCTCCCACGTATCCGCAGCAGTTGCAGCACTGGGTAAGGGTTTTAGAGGTAATAAGGTTAGCATTCCAGAAGAAGATTTGGCTGGTGTAAAACGTAAAGTTAAGTCTGCATATAAGAAGTTCCATCCTGATCTTGAAAT